GTCGAGATGAGCGGACCAGAAGGCCAACCGTTACTCCAGAGTGTCGAGGTCGTGTTCAGGGGTACCGATGGCCATTGAGATCCCTGAGAAGCTCCACGTGTTGTTCCAGCCGTCACGCTTGAAGATCGTGTGGGGTGGGCGTGGGGGTGGGAAGAGCCAGAACATTGCGCGCATCCTGCTGATTATGGGGATGCAGAAGAAGCTGCGGGTGCTCTGTACCCGTGAAATCCAGAAGAGCATTAAGGAATCGGTGCACCACGGTCTGTCGGAGCAGGTGCAGCAGATGGGCGCGGGGTCGTTTTACGAGGTCCTCGACACGGAGATTCGTGGGCGAAACGGGACGGAGTTCATCTTTACGGGACTGGCCGCGCATACGGTGGAGAGTCTCAAGAGCTACGACGGGATCAATATCTGTTGGGTGGAAGAGGGCCAGACGGTCTCGCGGCGCAGCTGGGACATTCTGACCCCCACGATTCGTGCGGAAGGGTCAGAGATCTGGGTGAGCCTCAACCCTGAGTTGGATACGGACGAGACCTGGGTGCGGTTTGTGGCGGCTCCCCCTCCGTACGCGACGGTCGTGCAGATTAACTATAACGACAACCCGTGGTTTCCTGCGGTCTTAGAGCAGGAGCGGCGCCATTGTGAAGTGACACGGCCTGAGGACTATCGAAACATCTGGCTGGGCGAGTGCCGCACGAGTGTGGAGGGGGCGATTTACGCGAGGGAAGTGCAAGCCACGGTGAGTCAGGGGAGGATCTGTCCCGTGCCGTACGACCCGCGGTTGAAGGTGCATGCGGTGTTTGACCTGGGGTGGGCCGATTCGATGGCGATTGGGCTCGTGCAGAAGGGTGTGGCGGATGTCCGAGTGATTGGATACATTGAAGAATCCATGCACACGCTGGATTGGTATGCGGCGAAACTGCGGGCCTTGCCGTACAACTGGGGCTCGGTGTATTTGCCCCACGACGGGTTTAGTCGAGACTATAAGTCAGGGAAGTCGGCTGATGATATTCTCAGGGCCTTTAACTTCCAGATCAAGCCCGTGCCGTCGCTCTCGGTTGAGGCGGGGATCAAAGCGGTCAGGATGCTGTTTCCTCGGGTGTATTTCGATACGGCGGCGACCCCACGGCTGCTGGAGTGCTTGAAGCGATACCGTCGGCACGTGAATCGGGACGGGGTGGTCGGTGACCCGTTGCATGATACGTATTCGGACGGGGCGGATATGTTCCGCTATGTGGCGGTGAGTGTCGAGTCGATGAGTAATGAAGATGGGCGGAGCCGTCAGGCCTTGCCGATGTACCGTCCGTCTGATGCCATGATGGGCACGTTAGGATAAGGAGTTATTATGAGTCAATCCATAGGGTTACCAGCAGGAGCGGCCCCGATCAATGCGAGTACCGCGGCCTATGCCGCAAGCTTGGTGGTGGCGGCAGGGCCCACGAGACTGCTGCGGCTGTCGGGGTACAATGCGAAGGTCTCGGCCCAGTTCATTCAGCTGTATAACGCAGTGTCGTTGCCGGCCGATACCGCGGTACCGGTACTCGTCCTGACCGTCGCCGCCTCCAGTAACTTCAGTCTGGATCTGGGGATGCACGGCAAGAAGTTCGGGACAGGGCTGGTGGTGGGGAACAGTTCGACCGGACCGACGAAGACGATCGGCTCGGCCGATTGCTGGTTTGAAGTGACGCACGTCCCGAGTTCAGGTGGGGTGGGCTAAGCGGGGGCGGGTGACCCTCGCCCTCTGCCAGGCTCTCGAGACGCTCCTCGCCGCCCCACGCTCGGCTGACCAGCACGGCTACCTCCATTACATCGAGGCGGCCCTGCTGGATGCGGTGGAGGCGGCCTACCGACCCCCTCTGAAACGCACACAGTTGGCTCAGGCGCGACGAGCCTCCGGCAGGTAGGGGTCAGCTGGCTCTGGCGGGTCAGGGATCGGGTCCTGTCGCGGCCCATAGTTCTCACGGGCACGTTGGCTCCCGCGATAGCCGTCCTCCGCCAGATAGTCACAGTCATCGTAGTCAATCCGTGCAATGTCGCAATAGTTGCGAATGTCCTCTAAGAGTAAAATCACATTGGTGCGCTGGTCGTACTTGTAGTGCTGATGGAGCAGCACCCCGATCTCTCGCTTGGTCATGGAGTGTCTCCTTGGGTCACAAGGTGGCCAATGGCCTCACGCAACTCGTCGAGGTTCTCCGCAGTCCAGCCTGTGGGACTTTCTAAGGCCGTATACGCGAGGTGCAGGAGTTCCTGCACACGTTTCCTTTCAACAGTCTCTGGGTTCATCAGGCACCTCCTAGACGAATTGATAGTTGTGGGGGTATTTCGCATCCAGCTGCCGAGTGGCCATGGGTACGTCCTGCGTCTTGATGGTGCGAAACTCGTATGGCTCGTCGGTGAGCAGCCGAAAGGTCAGGCCTTTCTTCTTGGCTCTCGCCAACCGTTTGTTGAATTCGTAGGTGTCGACGAGTCGGCCGATCCAGATATCCTCGGTCATGGTATAGACAGCCCCCCCTTCAGTCAGCTTCGGCTGTGCGCGAATATGCTCATGCAAGAGGGCGTAATCGGGTGAGGCGTGGAAGGTGGTCGTGTCGTCCCACGTCGAGAGACAGGGGACGTGTGGGGAGTCCTCATGGTCGAAGCAGGTGATGCTGATCCCTTCTCCGTTCCCGTCCTCATGTACCCATGCAAACTTTCGCCCGTCCAGATACAAGGTGAACTGGTACCCGCCGCCCTCGTCGGTCTCCCATGATTTGAAGCCCTTGATGGTGAAGTTCGCGTCCGTGATACCGCCTGTGGCTAACATCGTGGGCCTCCTTCTGCGACATACTGCCGCTGTGCTCGTGCATACAACACGTCAAAATTGTCAGCCCCTTCTGCATCAATCAGGTGGAGCACGTCAGAGAGCAGACACCGAAGTGAGGTATTCGGGTTCCGCTCGTCCCACAGATCCGCGTTCTCAAGTGCCTCTTTGAGATTAGCGGCGGAGATGGTTGGGGTAGGGTCATCAACATGGTTCATGCTGTCCGTCCTTTCTGTTCTGCGTGGTGTTCCTCAACCTCGGCGGTATAGTTATTTGTTGCCCATTCGCAAATGTTGGTGAAATTATCGCATTCACAATTGTTTGACAGGTTCGCATCGACTAAATGCATAATATCGGATAGCAAATCGCTAATAGATATATCTGGTTCATTTTCATCGTATCGGCCCTGACTAATAAGCATGGCCTTCAGGCTCTCAGCGTGGATGGCTGGGGTCGGTTCTATATGCTGTTTCATGGGAATCCCTTCTGGCTCCTACAAGGCCGGAGCCGTGGCCCGTGGGGGTTACGCTTCGACGTGTACGTCTTCGAGTAAATGCTCAGCAATCTCTTTCCAATTGACTTGGCGCAGCGATGCAAGCAACAGATCGGAGAAGCAACACGGCGGGGCAGACTCTAGCCAATATCCTGCTTCATGGCCGTAATGTTCTTCTAGCTGCTCAGCCAGAATAAGGACGGCCGCCCTGCCCTCATGCTCTGTGCATAGTTCAGTTGCTCTGTTGTGCCATGCCTCTTGCGCTGCTTGCTCATTGTCCATCCAAAGCTTCACGTTCCACGTTTCGTAGTTCGTCCACCCGCTATATTCATGTTTCGTCATAGTGCCTCCTGTGGTAAAGTGAAACCTATTGCGTCTCAGATTCTAGTCCTCTGGCTGAGGATGTCAAGCAAATAATGTTAGGCAACTTCTACAGGCACAGTTGGAAAGGCCTCCTCGAAATCCACTTCCTCGGTATAATGAGAGTACAACTCCTGCGCCTCAGCAATTGACAGCGCTTCCATTGTGTCGCCCTCTCCCTGCCAGATCGTGGAATACGCTACAAAATACGCCCCCTTCTGTGTGCGATACAGATGCGCACCAACCCCCGTCGACAGCCGTGACGCAATCAGCGTGGCGGTTCCTGTGTTGTACTTTTTGCCTCGAATGACTCTGATGAGATCGTGCTGAATGTTGTCCATAATTCCTCCGGTGGTGACTC